CAACATGTACGAGGCGTATTACCGTGTCTATCAGGCAATGAACGTCCGAGACATTGACGGCATCCTCAAGATGGAAACTAACCAGTTACCTAAGGACCCTGCAAGCGAGAACGCGGACGCGGCGGATAACAAGTCGCTGAAGGCTTTCGCCGGTCAGCAACACGACGCGCATATTGCGGCCCACTTGATGATGGGTATGTCCCCGCTGATGCAGGCCAACCCTCTAGGTTCTGCTGAACTGCAAAAACATATCCTTGACCATATCCGTTTAAAGGCGGAGGAAGCTACGGAAGCAGAGCTCTTCACAGAGTACGGCGCGGACCCTGATGGCATGATTTCTGATCTTCAGCGTGAGGCAATGGTCTCAATAAGGGTTGCTGAGGGCATGATGGAAATGAAGTCGGTCCAGAGCCAACTCTCCGGTGAAGGAACAGGCGAAGACCCGGTGGTAGCGTTGAAAGCTCAAGAGCTACAGCAGCGCGCTGCTAAGGACCAAGCGGACATAGCGCTTAAGCAGGAAGGCGTTAAGCTTGATCAGGCTAGAATTATGCAAAACGCTGAAGCCAATCAAGCTCGAATAGAATCTCAGCAGAAGATAGCTCAAGAAAGGGCGAATGTTGCTAGAGAAAGAATCTATGCCCCTAAACAAGGAGGAAGGTAATGCCACTTAAACCGGGCTCTAGTAGTAAAACAATTGGTAAAAATATCAGTGAACTAGTTGGAACTTACGAAAAAAAGGGTAAAATAGGCGCCAGTAAACCTAAGAGCAAATCTGCAGCTCAAAAACAAGCTGTAGCAATTGCACTAAACACTGCCGGTAAATCGAACAAGATGAAATCCGGTGGAGTAGTAAGGACCGTTAAAAAACGTGACGGTAACCGACCAGTAAAGATTTACTAAGTATGCCCCCAGACGGTGGCTCTAAACTGTCTGCTCTCATGGAAAAACGACCATGCTTGAATTCGCTGAAAGCGTATTGAAAGAAGTTAGGAAATTACAGGAAGACTCCGAGGCGATAGTGCTTAATGGCTCTATCTCTGACATGGAACGCTACCGTTTCCTTATGGGCCGTCTGGAAGGCATAAAACTTGTGGATCAGATTATCCGAGACAAACTGGATAAGTATTCAGAAGATTTTTAACCCACCTGAGGAGCCTATATGGAACCTGAAAAGAAACTTACGCCTCTAGAGGAAAAGTGGAAAGCTGAAGCCAAAGAAGAAGGGCCGAAGAAAACCACCCTCAACGATGCGTATACCGAAGAAGGAAAAGTCGCTGAACATGGCCTTTCCCAATCTGTATTAGACCTTATCCCAAAGCCTACCGGATGGCGATTAGCTATTCTGCCTTATCGTGGCGCTAAAACTACGAAGGGAGGCATCGTGCTTGCGGATGAAACTCGTCAACGAACACAGTTAGCGACTAATGTCGGCTACGTGTTGAAGGCAGGGGATTTATCCTATGCTGACGAGTCTAAATTCCCCCACGGTCCTTGGTGCAAGGAAGGTGACTGGGTAATCTTTGGTCGATACGCAGGTTCTCGGATTCAGATAGATGGTGGCGAGATTCGTTTACTAAACGATGATGAAATCTTGGGGATAGTAAATGACCCTGAAGATATTCTACACATGTAAGGAGACGTTTGATGAGTGAACCAATGAACGAAGAGCTAGACTTTAATGTTGGCGAAGACGAGCAGGAAGCCACCGTTGAAATGAACGAAGACGGCTCCGATGCTAAGTTAGCGGTCGAAGAACCCCCTGCTGTTGAGCAGGCTTCCGCTAAGCAGGCCGCCCCTGCAGAAGAAGAGTTAGACGACTATTCGGGTAAGGTTAAAAAACGAATAGACAAGCTTACTGCTCGTTTAAGAGAGACGCAGCGTCGTGAAGAGGCCGCTCTAGAGTATGCCCGTAACGTAAGGCAGCAAAACGAAGAGCTCGAGCAGCGGTATCAGAAGACGGACACGGAAAGGCTGCAAGAGGCCCAAGGCCGTGTTGACAGTCACGTAATTGCGTTAAAACAGGTTATTAGAAAGGCCCGTGAAGAGGGTGACATAGATACCGAGACGGAAGCTCAACAGCGTCTTACCTCTATGGTCTGGGAGCAAAACCGTTTAAACGAGACGACAAACCAACGTCGTCAGCAAATGGAAGCACCTAAAAAGCCCGTTGAACAGCCAGAAATACTCCGCCCAAGAATGCCTGAGCCGGATTTAAAGGCTGAGGAATGGGCAGAGCAGAACACGTGGTTTGGTACAAACACCGTGATGACCCACACAGTTAGGGGAATTCACATGGACTTGGTTCAAAAAGAAGGGTTTGACCCAAGCTCCGACGAGTACTATAGTGAGATAGATCGTAGGATGAGCCAGATATTTCCTAGTGAATACGGTATCGAGCCTACGCAACAAAACAACAGGACTAACCGACCCGTGCAAACGGTAGCCCCTGCAACCCGATCTTCGGGAGTAAATAACTCAGCACGCCGCTCTGTTAGGTTGAGTCCCAGTCAGGTTGCGATAGCAAAAAAACTCGGGGTTCCACTTGAAGAATATGCCAAATACGTTAAGGAGTGATTTAAATGAGCGATAACAACGTGCCAAAACTCAATCGCAGTGCCCGTGATTCGGATACCCGTGACACAACTGCGCGCCGTAAAGCTTGGGCTCCTCCTTCACGACTAGACGCGCCTCCTGCGCCTCCGGGCTATAAGCACCGTTGGATCAGGGCTGAATCTGGTGGGGTAGACGACCGCACTAACATAGCAGGGAAACTCCGTGAGGGGTATGAACTTGTTAGAGGGGACGAGTATCCTGACTTTGATTCTGGTGTTCAGGATGATGGTAAGCATGCAGGAGTTATTTCTGTGGGCGGATTGCTATTAGCCAGAATACCAGATGAAACAGCAGAAGAGCGTCGAACGTACTATTCTTCACGGACCCATGATCAGATCAGGGCAGTCGATAACGACATGTTGAAGACGAATGCACACTCGTCAATGAAAATCAACGCGCCGGAAAGACAGTCCAAAGTAAGCCTCGGTGGCCCACGAACGGGTTCCGAGTAACCTTAATTTTAAAGGACATTTATCATGGCTAATGTAGACAAAGCCTTTGGCTTACGTCCGCTTGGTAACCTTTCTGGCACTGGTAGCCAGAAGCAGTACGGTTACGAGATTGCGGACAACCAAGCGGGTGCTATTTTTCAGGGTGACCTAGTCACGTTGAAAGACGGTTACATCCTCCAGTTTAACCCTTCGACGCACACAGCGGCGGTAGGCGTATTCAACGGATGTAACTACATTGATCCAACCACGGGCAAGCCCACTTGGAGCAACTACTATCCCGGTTCAGTGAACATCACACAGGGCAAAATCATCGCAGAAGTTCTCGACGATCCTAGCCAGATGTTCCTTATCCAGAACGACGGTACTTCAGCCGCTACAAACTACGGCAAAAATGCAGACATCGTTGTTGGAACAGGCAGCACTACAACAGGTGTTTCAGCAAATGAGTTGAGCACAAGCACTATTGCTACTACTGCAGCACTTAACCTTAAGATCATTGGTCTTTGGGACGTGCCTAACAACGCAGTCGGTGCTAACGCGGTGGTTGTAGTTAAAATTAACGAGCACCTTTACGGTTCTGCCGGTGTTGCAGGTCAATAGGAGACTTAGGTCATGGCTATATCACGTTCACAACTAGTAAAAGAGCTAGAGCCGGGTCTAAACGCTTTGTTTGGCCTCGAGTACAGTTCTTACGACAACGAGCATACTGAAATCTACGAGACAGAGTCTTCGGACCGAGCCTTTGAAGAAGAGGTGATGCTTTCCGGGTTTGGCGAGGCGCCAGTTAAAGCCGAGGGTTCGGGTGTTGCATTCGATCAAGCCCAAGAGGTTTACACTGCTCGCTACACTCACGAAACAGTGGCTTTGGCCTTCTCACTGACTGAAGAGGCAGTAGAAGACAACCTGTACGACCGTCTATCGGCTCGTTACACAAAGGCACTTGCTCGTTCAATGGCGACAACTAAGCAGATTAAAGCTGCTTCTATCCTCAACAATGCTTTCACTACCTCTATCGGCGGTGACGGCAAGCCTCTCTGTGCGACAGACCACCCAACACTGGGCGGACCTGATCTTGCAAACGAGTTGGCTGTTGCGGCAGACCTTAGCGAGGCTTCTCTTGAGCAGGCACTTATCGACATCGCAGCGTTCACTGATGAGCGCGGCCTGAAGATTGCTGTTCAAGGCACTAAGTTGATCCTTCCTAAGGAGCTCCAGTTCACTGCAGACCGCATCATGAAGTCTACTCTTCGTGTCGGCACTGCGGAT